GATTTGATGGACGGCCGGGTGGTAAAGGCCGCATCTCGAACTTTAGAAGCATACTTGAAAAAGAATGGATCAGGCAAGCTGATTGAGAGTGCGAAGAAGTTTAAAGGTGATTTTTTGGCGTTTTCTGAAAAAGACACCATCGAACGTACCATGGCCTATTGGTACTACTTGCCAGAGATAGCGTTTCAAGTGGACCAGGTTGAGAATTTTCTAAAGGAAAAATTCGATCTACTAATAAATCATCCCAACCCCAACATTAGAACATCGTTTTCCAGATTAATAAGTGTTTATGATTACCTGAAAGATGCGCAGGAGGCAGCAAAGTAGATGTAATTCTAATATTTTGCGCGGTAATAAAAAAGCCCAACTCTTCTGAGTTGGGCTTTTTTATATTAAAGCATTTTGTTTAAAATAGTGTGCGTTGCCTTCGTTCTTTAGGTGCAGAAATCCCCATGGAACCGACAAGCCGGACAACTTGGCGTTCCGTCAGTCCGTACTCTACGGCGATTTGCCGCGCGGTTTTGTGGGTTGAATAGTCTGCCGCAATTCGAGCGTTGCGTACTGCCTGCAGCGCGCGCTCTGCCTTGGGTAGCTGAAAATGGGGTAAGCCTCCATATTCTCTTGATAGCTTTTTTAGAGCGTCAAGCCCGATCGCTTTCACATATGGGTGATCTACCGTCACGCGGTCTGGGGTGGGGAAGTAGACGCGCAATCCTCCCCACCCTTGAACCAATGCCATGGTGGCGCGAAGACCCACCAGGCGCTCAAACTCCCGAAGTAGGGGAGGTAGCAGTTCTATGGGTATGGCGGGTTGTGAGGGCATAGTTATAGAGTCGAATTCATAAAGACTTATTTAAATTCATTGATCATTTTTTATTTTCTGGCTACGCTTGGCTCGGTCCAACATCGACTTGAGAGCCTCTATGACCCTGGATGCGTCTGATGTTGGTATGAACTTAATATCGGCATAGCTGGTGCCAGTGGTGCGTGAAATGAATGCCAGCAGACTTGCAGCGCTCCCATCGCGCAGCCCTCCGGCTTCCCACAACTTCTTCCACAGCCACTTGATTTTTTCAGCCTGGTCGAAGGGTCTGAACGTGCTGGCATTTGGGATAAACCCGAGCTTGGCCATGTGCGCGAGTATCTTGGCTCGGCCTTGACTGTCTAGCGTGGCAGAGCTGATGGCGCCAGTCTGCTGACGAAGGTGGTATCGGTAGTCGTCGTCACTCCAGCCCAGGGCCTGCCGGCCCTGGTGGATATGGCCGAGTTCGCGCTTTCGTTGGGCGTCACCATTTGATTGGCTCGTATAAGCCTTGAATCGATTGCAAGAGGTGGCATTCATGCTGCAGTCCTTTCGATACCCAGCAACTCGGGCACGACCTGCCCGGAGTGGACGTAGTACCAATCCGAGTCGATGAGGTTATTGATGAGCATTGCGGCGAATCGGGCCTGGCCGAGCTCGTTCATGATTCGTTGGAGCTTGCGGCTCGGGCCGCGCCATGTGGGCTCGACGCCGACCAGGCGTGCCGCCGCCAGGTTGTGATGACCATCGGTCAATACCCGGTACATCGCGCCACGCAACTCGATTTGCACGACCCGGACAACGAACACCTGGAAGGTGCTGGCCTTGTGGCCGACCTTCACCGGGTCGAGGTGCCGCTGGCAACTGATGAGAGGAATGGCGTCAGTCATTTCAGCAGCCTCGGCTTTGCGGGTTGCCGCGTCGGCTCCGCATCGGGCATGCGGACTTGGTTGGGCCGCACCAGGGAGAACGAGACCCGGGGCTGCTCGGGCTGAACCTCATACACGTAGTCGTGGTCGCCAAAGCTGCGCGTGCAGTTGAAGGCGTCTTGCATCAGTTCAGCCACTTTGATGGCTTTGGCTGCAGGCATCAGATAGTCGTAGTGGCCGATGGTCAGGCACGCCATCGGCACGCTTTTGGCAGGAGGGCGTCCCATGTTCAAACCTCCGCCTTGGCCTCGAAGGGTTGGACGATGAAGTCTTCAACCCCAGTGACCAGCTTGATTCCCGCAATGCCGCGAACGGCATCGGGTTCGTTGAGGATGGCCTCCTTGTTCACCTCGGCCTTGTTGCGCACGAACCGCTGCAGGTTCATGCGCTCCAGCGTTTCGATAACTGTTTCTGCGCCGCGAATGCTGACGCTGGTGGGGCGAATGCGCCAGCTGGCGGTGCCCGTGACGAAGTTGGCCGTTTTGCCGAGCTTGTCGTTCTCGCCACACAGCTCGACGCGGTGGGCCTCGCACCAGGATTGCACCTTCCTGCAGGAGCGTGATGCGGGCCGAAAGCGCTTCCAGCGTGGGCTGATGGTCCTGGGTGATGGCCGCGATGGCGTCGTTCATCTCCCCACGGCGGCGCTCGAATTCGCGCTGCAAGTCGCCGATTTGGCGGATGTATTCGGCGCAGTCGTTCTTGCTCTGGGGGACTGCGGTTTGGGCTTGAGCTTTGAGTCGGGTTGCCATGGCGATTAGTGGTGATGGGTTGAGGGAAGGTCTGTCGATGCCGATGCGGTGTCATGACCGCTGAGCACGCGGGCGGCTTGTGCCAGTGCTGCCGCTGCGGAAGGGACCTGGCGCAGAACGCCGTGGCGCGCGGCCGTGTTCAGGTAGGCCGTCAGCAGGGCGTTGAGTGCGATGTCTTGAGGTTGGTCTTGAACGAGCTGGGCGGATGCGCGTGCCAGGCGCTCGACCGCGTCGACTTCCTCGTTGGTGGGTCCATAGGCAGCCATGGTCAGAACCCTCTCAGCTCGGTAAAGCCGTGGACCGCTGCGATGCAGAACCCTAGGGCCATGATCAGGATGAAAAGCACGGCGGTCAGGGCAGCCTTGGCGCTCCGGCTCATCTCGCGCTGCTCATGCTCGATGGCCGTGGGGGCAAAGTGCATCGGCCCCTGCTTGAACGAGCCTTTGATTTGTTGGTGCTTACGCATAGTGGGGACCTCCTTTGAGCAGTTGAGAAAGGCGTTCGCGGTGCATGTGCGTGAACGTCGAGTAGTCGTCCGCAGCGGACGCGATAGCCAGGCGTCGTGTGATGCCGTAGGCACGCTGCAGGCGCTTGGCACGGCGCTTGATCCAGCCCAGAGGCGGGCGGTGGTAGTCGGCCTCGGCCAGAGGTAGTGCGATGTGGATCACTTCACGCTGCATCGCCGTTCTCCTGGTCGACAGTGCGGCGTGCGCGCCGCTGTGGTTCCTTGGGTGCAGGCGGTGCGCTCGCCTCCCGGTGCGGGCACTGCCTGCAGGCCTGCCAGTGCTGCATGTCGCGCGGGCTTGCGGTGGGTGCTGGGCGGTGTGCAAAGGCGCGGCATTGTTCTGCCGTGATGACGTGTTCATCACCACCAGATTCAGCCGTCAGGTGAGGGCATGCGTAACAGCCGAAGGTGTGTTGCACGCGATCCGCAATGCGCGCGGTGCTGGCTGCGCCGCTGCCATAAGCGCCGCTGCCGTTGAGCACTTGGCTCAGCGCGGATCGGCTGATGCCCAACCGCTGCGCGATGTGGGCGCGCACGGCCCCGGGTTGACGGGTGCGCTCGTCCAGCAGTGCGAACCAGGGCTCGCTTTGGTAGGCCAGCTTTGGAGTCATCTCCGAGCCCTCCGAACATGTGCAGGGAGGTTGTCCTGGGGCGGGGGAGTTGCTCCAATGTCTTTGACAAGCACATAGCGCACAAAGCCATTGATGCGTTTTGCGCTGACCTGCACTACGTCTGGGCGACTTTGTCTCCAGTGGCGAAGGTATTTCCGAATGGATTCTTGAATGCTGCGGGTGTCCTCGCCGGCATCAGCCAAGAGGCTCGTCGCGTCCTCGGTGGTGAGTGCCTTGCGTATCCGAAGTAGGTTCCACAGGCGGCGGTGCAAGGAGCCGCCGGTGTCTCGTTTCTTGTTGTTGTTCGTCAGGGTCGCTCCTCGTGCTTTCCCTGCCGCCTGGGCGCGTGCGGCGCGGCTGGCTTCTATGCCCTCCGTATTCAAAAGCCACATGCCAGGCGAAGTGAACTTTTCGGCATAGCCGAGCTGGCTCAGGGCAACGATGACGTGGTCTGCTGCATCCTGGGTTGCAAGCTCTGGTACCCAGCGCATGAGGTCATGTGCATTGAAGTACGGTAGGTTGCGCAGTCGAACCTTGCGCCCCAGCACGATCAGTGCTGACTCGGTGTGGGTTTGACTCATTGCAGCTCTCCACGGCGGCCAAGTTGCTTGCCGTTGAACTCAGGACACAGGGGGCGACCCTTGATGCGCTCCAAGGTCACCTTGTCCCAGCCGTTGGCATCGGCCCACTGCTCCAGGTTGGCGATGGCGTTGAGCAGCAGGCGCATGCGGCCGTTGGCCTGCTTGAGCAGCTCGGGCAGCACATCGTCTGCGATGGGCACTTCGCACTTTGCAGTGACCGTGGCCTTGACGTCGGCCAGGGAGATCGGCAGCAGCTCGACCACCTTGGCGACGCGGCTGGCGATGTGCCCATGGCGCGCTACCTTCATGGGGAAGTGCTCCATGCCGACGAGAAAGCACATCGTGCCCGTCATGTCGGTGATGTCGCGCAGCACCTCCAGCAGTGAGCCCGTGGTGCCGACCAGGAAGTCGGCCTCGTCCACGATCATCGGGACCATGTCCACGGCCAGCTTGCCGATGATGCGAGCCTGCACCTCCTGGTTGCGGCCCACTTTGGACAGGCCCATGCGCTCGGCCAGCTCATCAAGCATGGCGCGCTTGGTCCAGGTGGCCTTTGCCCGCACGAAGACCCAACCGCTGTCTGCCGCCCAGCGCTCGGTCAGTTCGGACTTGCCGATGCCGTAGTGACCCTTGACCAGCACCAGGCCGGCCTCGCGTGCACCGCGCCGCTCGACCAGCTTCTGAGCTTCGGCCAAGCGCTTGAAGTTTTCCGTTTTGACGAAACCTTTTTTCACGATACATTTCCTCTGTCTATCGATTGATCGCTGACACCGCCCTGTGACGTCTGCAAACGTCACAGGGCACTCTTAAAACCGGGCTGCTCGCCCGCGTCGCTCCACCCCATCCCCCGTCCCTCGTAGTAGTCGCGCAAGTCCGCGTAGTCCTCGCTGGCCGTGTAGTTGCGTAGCCATGCGCCGTCTGCATCGGTCCACTGATCGCGGTTGCGCATCAGCCATTCGTAGCGGTTGCTGGGGGCGTCGAAGAAGGGGCGACTGGGGGCCACGAGAACTGCCTCGGTAGCGGGCGCCTCCGAGACGATGGGCAGTTCAACGACCGCAGCGGCGGGTGCCTCAAGCGCAAAAGTCCCGGGCACATCGATGGGGGTGTCCAGCTCACGCAGGGCGGTTTGGATCTGCTGCTCGCGGCGCTTGACGGCGGTGGCAACGCGGCGCTCGCGGGCGATCTGCACGACGGGCTTTGGCATGGCGTCGATGCGGTTGGCGTTCCACAGCGCATCGCAGACAAAGTCGCCATCCACCGTGTACACACGCACGAAGTTCGGGTCGTGGATGTCGTAGCGCACGCTGACTTCGCGGCCGTCCACATCCCGGCGCATCAGCTCGGCGGCTTGGTAGTCCTGGTTGAACAGCGTGACCTGGCCGCGCTTCGCCGTGCGCAGCACTGCTGGCATGAACAGCTCGCGCAGCTCCCCCAACGTGGGCTTGTGCTGCAGTTCTGGGTCGAACTTCGCAGCCCATGCCTCGGCCGGCGTCATGTGCTTGCCGTCTTCGCGCTTGGGCAAGCTGCGGTGGCGGTGTTGCGCGTTGTATTCGCGGACCATTACCTCGACCGCGTCCACGAATTGCGCCCAGGTCGGAGCTTTGGTGCTGAGCTTGACGACGGCCCCTGTGGCCTCTGCACGCCGTATAGCGCGTTGCTCGCTGGCAAGCTCAGCCGCCACCTTGCGATAAGTTCCGCCATCCACATCGGAGCCTTGGTAGCTCCCGAACTGGCGTGCGCAATTGATGGCATGGGTTTGCCAACTGCGCTCGATGACGCCACGGCCTTGTGGCTTGCCGGGGATGCCGGTGCGGTGATCAATGCCCAAGCGGGCCATCAAGCCATCGATAGGACAGTCCATGACCAGGGCGGTTTCGCCAGCCCCGTTGTCGGTGTAAACAATGGCCGGGATGCCCCATTGACCTATGGCGTGGCGCAGTGCATCGCCCACGGCGATGACGTTCTCGGACAGAGACACTGACCAGCCGACGATCATCCGCGTGGACCAGTCAATCACCATGGTCAGCTCTGGCGCGAAGGGAGCCCCGTGATCGGGATGGCGCACCCGAGCTTTGAAGGTGTGGCCGTCCATGACGAACACATCCAGGGGCACCAGCATGCTGGCATCCCGCTTCTTGTACGGCAGGCGCACGTCGCGCTCGGAACCTGTGTGACGGGCCTTGATCAGGGCCACGCTGGCCTGGGCAGACTTGCCCAGCTTGTCGAGTGCCCGGCGTGCGCGGTGGTACAGAGTGCGCCAGCTGTCGAAGTCGCGGCCCAGCTTGCGCGTGACCTCCTTGGCGGCGCCGCTGAGCTTGCGAAAGCGCGGATCGCGGCTGTGATACAGGCCCAGCACTGCGGCCACGTCGTCGTTGATCTGGTGCGAATCGCGCGCCGTCTCTGGCACCGGCAGAAGGCCCCACCATCCATTGGCGCGGTGCATGCCCACCCAACGTTCCAGCGTGCGAGCGCTGACCGAATCGCCGCGCGCTCGTTGATTGGCCTGGCGGGCAATGGATTGCGTCTCCGATCCCGCCTCTCCCGTTGTGATGCGCGCTGCCAGCAGTTGGCATGCGCGACGCAGGCCGTGCATGTGCACCAGCTCATGAACCATGTTGACCAGGCGCACACGCGCATCAGCCACATCCTTCTCGGATTGAGCAGGGATGCGTGCAGCCGTCGGCGCATGTTCGACAGTGGTGCTGACAAAGGAGCGCACCGCTGGCGCGTCAACCACAGCCAGAGCGGCAGAGCCTGCCACCGCGATCTGCTGTGCAGTGATGGCGGCGCGAGTTTCCTCGGGCAAACCGGCCGGGTTGTATTCCAGCCCGCCACCGCCCGTGCGACCTGCACGCGGGCGGCTTTCTACAGCCAGCGCCGCGAGCTTGTCTCGGGTGCGGCGCTCGGACGTCGGCATGCCCGGCAAGCCCGCTATTTCTTGAGCAGTGAGCCAAGCCATCAACGGTTCGCTGCAGATGCTTGTGTCTGGCGCTTGGCGGAAGCCGTGCGAGGGTTTGTGGGCGCTGCACGGACCTCCTGATGTGCGGGACGGTTGCGGCGTGCGGAAGGCAGCGGAAGGCCCATGGACTGCATTGCTCGACGGGACTCACCGCTGCGCCCCACAACGGCGCCACTGATGACCGCCCACACGATGCTGGTGCTGAACTTGTTGTCGCGGCACCATTGCGCGACGGTGACGTTTTTGCGCTCAAGTTCGTTCAAAAAATCCCGCGCGGAACGGTGCTTCGCTGTCATCATTCACCCCTTCAAGGTTGACTAAGATGGAGCGATTATGAGTAACGAAAAACATACCAGCAAGGTAAATGAAAATGACCTTCTTGGTGTGTCGGAAATCGCGCGAGCTCGTTCTGAACGCGGGGCTCGCATCAAGTCCTTGCGCGAGTCCTTGCAACTCACCGTTGTTGATTTCGCAGCCTTGATGCATGTGACCAAGCAGACGCAACTGAAGTACGAGAAAGGTGCTACGGCACCAGATGCCGACTACCTTGCTGAGCTGTACTTTCAGTTCGCTATTGATCTCGGTCCTCTCATTACTGGAGCTCCTCGTTCGAAGCCCATGAAGGTCACGGCAGATGTCGAAGAGATGCTGCGTCGCTATGAGGCGCTGCCGGCCAATGCCCGCAGGACAGTGGATGAGGTGCTCTCATTTGCGTGGCAAGCGCAACAGAACAAGCGCTAAAAGTGCTCGGTACTATCGGTACCCTGGGGCATTCATCGTGTACATGGGTTTGACCCTGCAGTGCAGGGCGTGATACCGTAAATGCCCCTCCCTCCCATTTAAGGCCGACGCTCGCCGGCCTTTTTTCTTTGCCATCCGGCCACGACAGTGGCGGCATGGCGAACACCCTTTCTCTCGGCAAATCCGTCTTGCGCTACGGGATCCCTCTGGTGCTGGGCGGGTCGGCCTATGTCACGTACATCTCCGGCTTCGAGGACGGTCCAGCGGATGCGCAAGGGCGCCCGCAGTTCCGCAACGTGGTCTATGCAGACCAGTTCGCAGGAGGCTTGCCGACCGCGTGCCTGGGGCTTACCAAAAGCGTCAGTCCGGCGCCTGTGGTGCTGGGCGACTTTTGGTCGGATGCCCAATGCCAGGAGGTCGGCGGCCTGGTGCTGCAGCACGGCCAGGCCCGCGTGCTGGACTGCATCCGCGTCCCTGTCACGCAGCCCATCCTCAACTCGTTCTCCAGCCACGGCCACAACTTCGGCGAGGCGAGCACCTGCGCCAGTCGTGCCATGGGCCTGCTCAACGCGCAGCAGTACGAAAAAGCCTGCGATGCCCTGGCCCATGGCCCCGATGGCACGCCGGCCTGGAGCTACACCAAGACGGGCGCCCGCAATGCCAAGGGCGAGTGGGAATACCGCTTCGTGCGTGGGCTCTACAACCGTCGTCTGAAAGAGCGCAATACCTGCCTGAAGGGCGTGGCTGAGCTGCGTGCGCGCTATGACTTCGCTACGGGTACATGGAGTGCCAAGCCATGAAGGTCTACCTCAAGGACGACGAGTGGGCACTCATCACAAAGCTGCGCGCTGAGAAGGCCGTCGCCGAGAAGGCAGAAGAGTTCCGCATGTCCACAGCGGAAACAGCGGCGCAGTTCTTTCGCTACCTGGACCAAGCCGGCATGGGGCCTTCGTTTTCCGAGTTCGTCAACGGCTTTGGCTACGAAGGCGAGGACTGCAAGCTGGTCTATGAATACGTGCTGCAGGTCCGAGCCGTGCTGTGGAAGTGAGCGGCCGATGACACGCTTTCTTGAAGCCCTGCAGGCCGCCGTGCTGGCCGCCGCATTGCTGCTGTGCCTGGCCCTGGGCTTGAGCATGGTGCATTACCGCACGCAGGCCAGGGTGGCGACCGCAGAGCTGACGCGCCTGCAGGCTGATGTCAAAGCCCAGAACACCACGGCCAAGGCCGAGCTGGACCGCCTGACGGCCGAGCGTGACACCGCTCAGGCCCAGCTCGACGCCAAACATGAACACCAGGAGAAAACTGATGCAGCCGAACTGCAGGAGATTGCTCGCCTTCGCGGCGAGCTTGAGCGCCGCTCTGTGCGGGTGCGCGTCGTCGCCCAGCCCGCAGCCTGTGGGCCGGGTAGTGGTGGCCCCCCAGGTGAAGCGCCCGCCAGCGCCGACCCTGGTGCAGCAAACACAGCCGAGGCCTACGGGCTACTTCCAGCAAGAAATTCTGCGCGCCTTGGAGCAGTAATCCAGGAAATCGAAACCCTCAACGCGGCCTATGCATCGTGCCGCACCACTCTGATCGACAACAACCTCTGAGCGTCATGAGCGAGAACTTTCAACAAAATTCCGAACGCCGGCAGGAGCTGCTGTTGCTGGGCCAAATCCATGGTCTGGTGCAGTCCCTCAAAGATGGGCAAGACCTGCAAAACCGGCGCATGGACCGCATGGAGCAGCGCATGGAGGAGCACTACAGCGGCCTCGACTCACGGCTGCGCGAGGTCGAGAAGAAAGCAGCCGTGGCAGGTGCCTTGTCTGGCGGTGCCGTGGCCGTGGGGACTGCGCTGGTGGTCGAAGGTATCCGCCAGTTCATGAACGGTGGCCTGGGCAACTGAATGGCGCACGGCAAGGAAAAACGCACTCAACTGCGCGGCCTGTACGTCTATCAGCGCATGACGATGGATGCGGCTTGCAAGAAGCTGGGCGTGCCCCGCAGCACAGCCAATCGGTGGAAGCAGGAGGCGGCGGCGGAGGGCGATGACTGGGAGACCGGGCGCGCGGCCGTTGCCTTGGGCGATGACAACTTCAAGGTCTTGTCCACCAAGCTGTTGGAGGACTACCTGGTGCAGCACCAGGCGACCATGGACCTGCTGCGTGATGCCAAAGACATGAGCGCGATGGCCCGCGCTGAGACGCTGGCGAGCATGAGCGACAGCTTCAACAAAACCATGGCCGCGTTCAAAAGGCTCAACCCCGAGCTGGACCGCCAGGCCGTGCAGCTCGACGTGCTGCAGCGATTTGCGGTGTTCGTGCGCTCGCGTTTCCCGCAGCACCTGGGCGCGCTGGTCGACATGCTGGAGCCCTTCGGCGAAGAACTCGCCAAGGTGCGGTGATCCATGGCAAAGAACAGCAAAGATTTCCTGGCGGGGCTCACGGCCCTGGCCGACGATTTGCGCAAGCAGATCGACGCCAACCTCGACGGCTGGGATGTCAGTGCCGAGGCCATAGCGCAGAGGCGCCGGCTGGTGTGTGATCCGGTCAAGGGGTACGAGTACTGGGACCGGCACTACTTCCCGCACTACGGCAAGGCAGAGCCGAGCGAGCTGCACAAATACCTCTACAAGCGCCTGCCCGAGATCGTCAACGCTGCGGCTGGGCAACGCGATGCGGTGGCGGCGCCACGTGGCGAGGCCAAGTCCACCAAGATATCCATGAGCTTCGTCAGCTGGTGCGTTGTCACGGGCGCGAAGTGGTATCCGATCATCGTCATGGATGCCTTTGAGCAGGCGGCTGAGATGCTGGAAGCCATCAAGGCCGAGCTGGAAGCCAATCCGCGTATCGCTAGCGACTTCCCCGAAGTCGCAGGCCAGGGGCGGGTGTGGCGCGCAGGCGTGATCGTCACCAGGAACGGCCGCAAGGTGGAAGCCTTCGGCTCGGCCAAGAAGATTCGCGGCCGGCGCCATGGCGCGCATCGCCCCGACCTGGCGATCATGGACGACATCGAGAACGACGAGAACGTCAACACGCCGGCCCAGCGCGACAAGCTGCAGTCCTTCGTGACCAAGAGCGTGCTGTCGCTGGGTCCGCCCGATGACTCCATGGACGCCATCCTGGTCGGTACCGTCCTGCACTACGACAGCGTGCTCTCGCGTTTTCTCAAAAATCC